ATGGAAAAGTTTTACAGATGTTTTTCCGTGAGTTTTACCTGAGTGTAACGACCCATCAGGCATCTTGTGTGTGCCGCCTGTATATTCAGTACCGTCACGCTTATAATGTTTTACACCTTTAGCCATAATTAACTCTTAAGTTTGTAAAAGTCTTCTATTGTACACCGGACTTGTCGTCCTTTGTGTCTCATGTATACTGGTGCGCCTACTCTAAGCCTGTGTACTGCTACTTGAGTTACGTCTTCAGATACGTTGCAGCTTGGTATAACTACGTACTGCTGATCTGCTTTTTCTATGAGAATCTTAGTGTCTGCTGATGCCTGTAACGACAGCAGCATTATTGCTACTAGTAGTGTTCGCATTGTGTTCTCCTAACGTCATCACGACGTGCAATAGCCTCACGGCTGTGTTTACCACTTCTTACAAGACCAGTACCTCGCCGTGAGTTTGCTGGGTGGGTTTGTGTCACACTTGTGACGCGCTCTAAACGACTTACGTCGCGCAGGCTGGTCTTTCTTAATAGTCATCTTGGCGTCACCAAAACGTATGGTTTTAGTTTTGTCACCTTCTTTGGCTACTACTACAAATTTCTTAGTCGGATGATTAGGCGTCCGCTTTGGTTTGTTGTACCTGCTTACCCCTGCTCGTGCTAGTTTTGGGTCCTTTGACTTGGGCATTACTCAATTCCTCCACTTTGGCTTCCAGCTGGTCCAACCGGGCGAACTGGTCGCTGAACTTGTGGTTGATTTGGTCTAGCAGGAGTTGCATTTCTTTCTGAGTTATTAACATTTGTTTTGCCTTCTATTGCTTTGTTTTTAAGAAGAGTGTCTGCAACGCGCATACGTCGCTCAAACTCTTTGTCTTCTTGGTCACCTTCTTTGAGGTTTCGAGTAATAGCGTTAATACGATCAATTTCAAGCTCTACTGGAACAGCTTGTGCTTCTGCTGCTAGTTTAGTGGCTCTAGCAGACGACTCTTGTGCCTGAGCAGACAAGGCTGCAGTTTGTGACTGCTGGAACTCAAGCTGTGCTTGTTGTGTTGCCATAGCCATTTGTTGTGCTTGTGGGTTAGGCTGCATAGCTTTTGACATTGCTGCCAGAAGCTCTTCACGGTTAGACAGGTTCATGTTGTCAATAATGCTTTGGATCAAAGTATTGTACAACGGTGACTGTCGGTCCATAGTCTGCAACAACTGTACTAACTGAGTGACTTCGTACTCACGAGCAATAATACCTAGTGTGCTGCTTGCGTTAAACTTATAGTCAGCTACTGGATACGACTCAGGATCAAACTGCATGTACCGATGTGCGGCCTTTTTAACAAATGGAATCAAGAACGATTGCTGGAAGTTAATCAATGTCCGCTTATGGCGTTTAATAATAGCGCCAAGAGACATACTAATACCAGCGGCAGTAGCCTCGCCGTTAACACTACCAGCAATTCCTGCTGAGTCAACGGCTCCTGTTGCTTGCTGTACCATTTGCTGCAATGCTCCGGCTTGAGCAAAAGTAATTTGGCTAACTTGACCAAAGTTGAACGGCTGAAGTACTTCTTTAGGATTTCCACTGGTTAGTATCATCTTTCCGGGGCGTACTTCGGGTTTAGCACCACGAGGTAGCCTAGTTGCGTCAATAGCCATCATTGGATGGATCGTAAGACTTAGAGCGTCGATTCTAGCGCGTAGCTCTGTGTCCAAAGCTTTCTGAGAGTTGTAGCCTTTTTCACAAACACCACGACCCCAGAAACGTCCGGGTACTACGTCCCAAGGAAAAGCAACAACAGGACGGTCTTGCATCATGTAAGGGTTAGCTTCTGCTTTCAACAAGATACCGCCGTTAGCAACTACTACAACGGCTTCTACGTAACGTGAGCCAGACTCTTCCTCTGGTACTGCTTCTTCGTCATCTTCGCTCATAGCGGCGTTTAGAAGCTCTCTGGGGACAAGACCATAGTACTTAGTTAAACGGACCTTGTCGTCGTTGTAAATAGTAATGTCTTGGTCAGGCTCAAGATCAGTGTCAGGAGCAGCAGGACCAACGTAAGTGTCTTTGTATACACCTTGTTCCTGCAGTTGCTCTACGTGGTGTAGGCTTACAAACTCGTCTATAGCAACGCCTAAAGCGTCTTCTACGCAGGTGGCTACAGGGTCAATAAGGAAGTTCTGAGGCAGTACAGGTTTTAGCTTTACTTTTACTCGTTCTTGTATGTTAACACCAACGGCCTGTAAGTCACCGCCCATGATAGGCTGAGTAGCTGGTGACATTTCTTTCATTTCTTCAATAACAATCTCACCAATGCCTGTGCCAAATACAGCAGCGTTAATAAGACATTCTGCTACTGCTTTACGCACCATGCAGTTTTCAAAGTCTTCCGTAAGCTTGTTACGCAGGAATAGCACGTCTTGTCTCTGGCTGTCACCAAAGTTGTCGCTTACGTCAAACCACTTGCCACGTCCAAACGTAGCTTCTTCTAGTTCCGCTACATTAGACTCAACTGCTTGCTGTAGTGCAGGAGAAATAATGCGGGAACGCTCAGACCGACGCTCACTGTCAGCAGGGTCCCATATACCACGCCATAGTCTATAATACTCTTCAAACCTGTTCTCATAATTGCTTTCGTAATGATCCCTCCAGTCTTCGCATTTGTTCATGACCCAGTCTTCAAGGGCTTCTTGGATCATCAACGGATCTTGCTCGTAAAATTCTGCCATATTAGTATCCTGCTACCACGTCTAAAATTTCATGGTTTTCTATTTCGTAGTCGTAGTCGTACGCTACATTTGCCAGTTGGTCGATGTACGCCAAAGCGTCCACCAAGTCGTCATGGGTCAAAGGGTCAGGAAACTGGAAGAGTTGGTCTAGGAATCTAGAGTTCCACTCTCCTTTGTTCAGCGTAATGTACCCATTTTCAAAGCGCCCCTGTAGCGCCCACATTACCCTGTCGGTCTTTTTCTTGTTACCGTGTGTCAACTCTTCTACTCTAAAGAATGTTCCGTACCGCTTCTGTAGATCCATCAGAGGTGACATGACGGCTTGTTTAGCAATACCTCTTTCGATTCCCACCGATATGGGACGGTAATCTCTAACGGCCTGAAATATCTTAGCTGCTGTTTCGTCAAGTGACCATCGACCGTATATGATATTGTCAACATACCAACCATGCTCATTGACCTTAACCACGGCGATCGCTGTGTCGTCAAGCTTGGAATTCTTAGTCTTCTTCTTGTTGACTTCTTCAAATCCTGCCAAGTCAACTGCAATGTAATAATCTCCTACTTCGGGCCTATCTTCACTAAACTGTACCCAGTCTTCCTTAAACATTTCTGACCCACGCGCTTCAAAAGACGCCATAAACTCTTGGCGAAACGCATAAGAAGACATAGACTTTTTAGCAATATCAATTTCGTCCGGGTCCAGCAATGGATTGTCGTAAGAAGTAAAGTGGTATGCAGCGTACGTCGGATCATTGCTTAACTCCGCATATTTGTATAACTCGTAAAAATGATTCCTGCCCATAGGTGTCCCTATGAACATTGCACATCCCTTCTGGTCAGCCAAGGCAGGTCTCAGGATCTGCTCAAATACCTCAGGTTTCATGTCAGCGTACTCGTCCATTACTAGGAACTTGAGGCTGACACCTCGCATGGTTTCTGGCCTATCGGCTCCCTTGAGACTGATAGTGGCTCCATTAATAAGCTTAATTTGAAGATTATTAACATGACTACCACTGATAACTTCATGCCCGAGATCGAGAAGGGTGGTCCACATGATGTCTCTGGCTTGTCCCTGAGTAGGTGCGACGTAAAATACATGTCCTTTGTCTGCCTGTAGTGCGTTAACGATTAACATCCATGCTGCTAACCTAGACTTACCCGTACGTCGCCCAGCAGCTACTATTTTAAAACGTGTGTCGTCTGCCCAGACCTGTTGTTGCCAAGGCAGTAGTTCTATATTAAGATCCATTAAAGTTACTAAACGCTGTTGGTCTTTCTAAAAGCTCAAAGGTAACTGCTACTTCCATCTGCCCCGTTGCTGAAGATGCTTGAGTTTTTACAGTATCTCCATTGTGTAAAACAAAGATGCCTTTGTCGTTTTGACCACCTAGTATTTCTTTATTTCCTGCACCGATACTAGTACTGTCAAAAAAGTACATTTGGTCTACACCGCCTGTTTCCCACCAAAGACTTACTTGGTTTGTACTACCACCATGATTGGCAATAAAGATATACACAATATGTATTGTATAGCCTGTTGGTATAGTAAACAGAGTTTGCTCAGTAGCGTTTGTTAACGTAATGTGTTTTGTATGAAGCATTAGTACAACCAAATCACTGGAGTAGAACCCCTAGTGTCCACATGTACAAAATCATCGTCAATGCCTATACCTGTGAAACCAAGGTTCAAAGCATTAGCTACTATTGTGTAGCGGTGGGCGGCATTAGTTATTTTTATGTCAGCCGCGATCCCTTGTGCATGTGTCCCCGGCACCGCTTTTTTCATTTCTATAGGGTGCTTGGTTGGATGACGGTAACCCGACGTTACCTCAAAAGGGAAGCCACATGCGCCCCGCAATTGGTCTAACTTCTCTAGAAACTCTTGTTCCATGTTGTTGGTGCCAGTGACCTGACAGTCAAACTCTTCTCTTTTGAAGTGCTTAAGACTCATCTACTACTTCTCCTTCTATGATATCGTCTGGAGTAGTTACTTCGGCAGTACCGACACCTGTAATATTAATTTGTATAGCGTTTCTACCGGCGTCTTTAACCACGTCTTTTTCAAAAGCACCCACTGGTAGTATACGGTCCATCACAAGTTTCCAAGCAGCAGCCTGATTCTTGTGGTCATTGTCCAAAGCAGCATCAAAAATTGTCTCTAGGACCTTACGAGACTTAGGACTAGCCAACATCCTAGCCTTGTACTCATTAATTATCGCTGCGTCACCCTTTGGTCGGCCTACTTGACCCTTGTTTCCGGGCTTTACAGCGGCTACTTCGGACTTCCGGGGTCTGCCACGACCTCTTTTTTTGATTTCAGCGGTCATAACTAAAATTATCCCTCAATATGCCAATAGTATAACATAAGTTGACACAAAAGTCAAGCTATTTTAGAGGGAAAAGCAGTAGAAGTACAAACATGAGTAAAATCAAAAGGTTACACGGGTTTAATTTAGGGGTAATTTTCCTAATTTTGACCTATTTTGTGTCTGAGTGGCTACAACAATTGTCAACACATGTCAATCCCCCTCCCCCGTCCCAAGTTATCCACAGGTTTTACACAAGTTGTCCAAGGTTGTGGATAACTCTAGTCTGCCTGTGGATAACTCCAGGGTCTGTGGATAGCCTGTGGATAACTTTGGGGGCAACATTGGCACGGTTTGTGCATGGGTTGACAGGTGTGTGGACCTGTGTTGGTCCCTATAGTTGGCACGATTGTTGCTACGCGAGCTTTCTATATCACGCGCACACGCGACTAACATGGAATGACACTGGCAGTCAATAGTCCGAATGTGTGAATATTTACGCTTCACATCTGGGTCAACCTGTGGCTTACTACACACATGGCGAGACGGGGATCGAAGCCACCCCCTAAATAGGAATGATTCTCATGAAGCAAGTTAACTACGGTCTCGGTGAGACCATCGAAGGTAGCCACCGTACACTGTCAGACGCTGTCAACATGTACGCTATCTATTATAGCGACTGGACAGAGGTACTAGAGGAGCTGTCGCAGTACTATGCGAGCGACGAGTGGAAGAACAGCGGCTACGGTCGGGACCTACCGCGTCACGTTTACTTGAACAAGAAACGCAACAACATCATCCGACACATGCACGAGATCGGTGCTGAGTTGCGGTCTGTGGGTATTGACGTAGACCTGTGCAACCACTCGAACCCAGACGAGTATTTCGACCAGTTCGACTACGACTACGCGGCATAGGAGCGTTGACTAATCGCTGGGGATTCGCTAGAGTCTCCAGCTGTGAGTCAACACACGAGCCACAGGAGGCATTGACACATGAGAAAGATCGAGAAGCAGATGGTTAAAGCAGTGAACAACCGCGACAACTGGGCACTGGCCAACACACAGGTCCACACAGTTGTGGAGGACGAGAACACAATCAGCCGTGTGTATTTACACGGACACCATATCGCGGACTTTGTGCACGGCGGGTACGGTTGCGGGTGGATTGAGCCAAACCGTGAGACACTGTTGGATTGGCCCACACGTACCACCATGTCACGACTACGTGCACTAGGTGTGGACGTATGCACACGACGTGGAGACATTTACCTGAACGGAGAAAAACTAGCATGAACAACGTTATCGAAGAGTACCTAGCACTGGTAGAGCGTACGGTCTACACTAACGACATATTCGCATATCAGGAACTAGAGCAGTTGGAGGAGCAGTACCCAGAGTTGGCAGACTTGGTCTATCAATCGGCTGGTCCTCTGGCATACGACATACACAACAACGAGGTGACATCATGAACTTCGGACGCTATACAATCTGGTACAACCACGAGGACCACGTCTGGGACATCTACGACGGACGCAAGGGGTTCAAGTACCCTGAGTACACCATCAACAACTACTCACGACTCCTATGCGGTCTACGGGACCGCTTGGGATTCCTAGACACTGACAGGAACCACAGACGATTCTGGCGTGTGATGCGTTGGTGGGACAGACTACGGCACGGGAGGCGCTAGACATGGAAACGCTGATGACCATAGCACTGATGGGCGCCTGCTTCGGCTTTGGCTGGATAGTCGGACATGCCGCAGGATACGAGAGAGGTAGAAACGAATGGCCACGATAACAGAGAAACGGAAGTATCTTAGCTTACTGCAGAAGATAGGGACGTTTAATCTTCAGTGGGACATGGAGCACCCCACGCCATACATGAGCAAGGTCCATGTGCTACTGCATGGGGTTGAACTGAGACGACGCGGGGAAGACATACCGACAGACATCAAATGGCCGGAGGTGACACAGTGAAACACACGTACCAAGTGATTATGACCAAAATATACGAGGTCAAAGTAGAAGCAGAGTCCAGAGAACAGGCGGAGGAGATATTCGACAACTTTGGAGACTGGGAGGAGCTACTGCGGGTCCATACGCTTGACATAGAGCCTGCGGACTACCTCACACTACGAGAGGAGGACTAAAGATGTTTGAGAACTGGCAACCATTTTGGGACGTGTTGATACTACTGTCAGCATCTGGTATACTCACGACTTGGCTATACGTAAAGGGAGAGCTTGACGAGTGAGATACATACTGGTAGCGCTGTTGTTTCCTCTGTGGATCATCCCCGCGCTTGTCTGTGGATTTTTCAAAGACGCGGGGGTTGTAAGTGATCCAGAGGCAGAGGAGGAGACACGACAGGAGCGCATAAAGCTATTACAGGAACTACACGGAGACGAGTGGGAGAGGCATTACTATGACTAGAGAAACATGGGAGATGTGGGCAGACGAGTACCAAGAGTACTACGAAGCCGAAGACTACGAGGGCCTTGACGACCTTGAGGCATGGAAGGAGGAGGAGCAGAAGGTGATAGACGAGTTAATACAACGGATGCAGGGGGCGTACAATGACGTTTGAAGAATACGAGCAGGGGTACTACTCTGGCGACTCTGAGGACCCTTCAGGGCCTCCAGAGGACCCAGAGACACACGCCATGGTTGAACACTTGGTGGAGTTTGACACTGAGATGTACCGACTAGAAAGCCGGAGAAAGTACAAGGGGTTGTCCTACAAACACCTTGAGACACTAATGGTAGAGCTACACGGGAGGGAATGGAGAGATGCGCTGTAGAGCTTGCGACAGAATCTTAGAGGAGTCAGAACTAACACGGAAGGACACACATGGTAACTTTCTTGATCTTTGCGGTATATGTCTTTCTGCTACTGCTAATGCAGGAGTAGACACAGAAACTATGGAATATTACCAGTATGAGATATTTACAGAGGACAAAGATTATGATACCCTCTACTAAGGTATACTTAAGTATATATACTAAAGAAGAAGCAGTAGTAGTTACTACAGGAGTATAACTTATGTTAATCGACGAGAAGTCAATCTATGAGGTCACAGGCGGCGACTACAGTGTGTACTGCTTCGGCTACACACAAGCCCGCACAGTGACCAATGACATCATGAAGCGTGACCCTTGGGGTGGTATACCCTTTGTGATTAGGAAGGACCTAGAGGTGTCCTTTGACGACAAGGGCAACGTGGTTATGCCTAGGGTGGTGCTTGATAAAATCCTATTCATAGCCAGTGACGAACTACCGGAGGGTGACGAGTGAAACAACCACAGAACCACGTTGCGGACCATTTTGGACTCGACGGCCCTTTCGAAAACAACGCAGAGATTGTCGTGTTCTATGAGTACATGGGAGACACAGAAGAGGTTCTACGGATTCCTTTCTGGTACTCTTCTGAGGTAGGAGAGTTTGAACACTTCGTGGCAGAGGTACAAAGAGCGGCAACTAAACTTGCAGACTGTTACGCCTACTGGCCCGATGGGTACGTCCACGTACAAACACGAATTACCAAAGAACACGTTAACATGCTTTGATTTTGTACCAAAACCGTGTTATACTATTAGTATGTTCTGAGCAATTCTCAGAGCTAAACCAAAGCAACCAACGGAGATTATTCCATGACAGCAACAACAGTAGAAGGCGTAGTCAACTTCAGCAATTTGACTGCACATGACGTATTCAACGGTCAGTCAACTGGAGCCTACTCCATGACAATCACATTGTCAGAAGACGACGCTGCAGAGCTTGCAGCCAACGGTGTCAAGATCAAGGACTACCAAGGCAACAAGCAACGTAAGTTCAAGTCGAAGTACGAGATCAAGCGTTTCGACGCAGAGGGTAACCCCTACACCGGAGAAGTTCCATACAACTCCAAAGTCCGCCTGAAGTACAAGCTGGGTCAGCCTCACCCAGTGCATGGCGTAGCGACCTACCTTGAGGCGGTCAAAGTCTTAGAAGAAGCAGAAATGACTACGGCTGATGCCGCAGACTTCTAAGTTCCTCAGACACGAGAGTTGTCCGGAGTGCGGTTCTTCGGACGCTCTCGCTATCTACGACGACGGGGGCCAACACTGTTTTGGTGCCGGTTGTGACTATCACGTTCACGGTGGAGACCATGGCATGACCTCAGAATTACCTAAGGCCAAGCCCCTGAATTTCAAGGGAGTGGTCTCAAGCATACCCCAACGGCGCATATCTCAGGACACCTGTGGGCGCTACGGGGTCACCGTGGAGTACTCTTCCACAGGTGAAATAGAGAAGCACTACTACCCCTACTACGACCTGTCTACGGGTGACCTGTGCGCGGCAAAGGTACGCGAGGTCAAGACCAAAGGGTTCATGTCCATGGGGGACGTAGGCAACGTCGGATTCTTCGGGCAACAGCAGTGCAACAGGAACACCTACATCACGATTACTGAGGGGGAGTTGGATGCCCTAGCAGTCTATGAGATGTCAGGGAAGCAATGGGACGTGGTTTCACTTCGGTCGGGCGCTAGTAACGCCGCCAAGGAGATCAAGGCCCAGCTGGAGTGGCTCGAAGGGTACGACACAGTGGTACTCTGCTTTGACAATGACAAGGCAGGAGACGAAGCAGTAGAGCAGGTGAAGGACCTATTCAGTCCTGACAAACTCAAGATCTGTAAGTTACCGCTGAAGGACGCCAGTGACATGCTCATGGCAAACAGGGTCAAGGACTTTACGCAACACTGGTGGAACGCGAAGGTCTACAGGCCCGACGGTATCGTCGCCGGTACTGACACATGGGACAAGCTGGTAGAAAAGAGAAACGTAAAGTCAATACCTTATCCATGGGAGGGACTCAATCACATCACAAGAGGACACAGGCCGTATGAACTCGTCACGATCACTAGCGGCAGTGGTATGGGAAAGTCCCAATTTATCAGAGAAATCGAGTATGATCTTCTACGCCGATGCGAAGGCAATATTGGAGTCTTGGCGCTTGAGGAGGATCTGGCCCGAACAACGCTTGGTATCATGTCGGTGGCGGCAAACAGGCCCCTTCACTTGGAAGAGGACACGCCTGTGGACG